CAGAATTGGCTGCCCGGTGGTGGGTGCCAGCCGCCTGGCTGGTTTTCGCGTTCCACTTTCTGTGGGCCCGCATGCCTTTCTGGCGTGGCTACACTTGCCATGTGCTGTGGAACTTGGCTGTGGTCTTTTTGGTGGCCACAGGGACGATGCCAGGGTACACGCCTGGTCGGCTCAGTGCTACGTCCCAGTACTGGCACTCCCAAAACAATGGGTTTGTGGAGCCGGCGGGCTGGTACGATGTCACAGGGTTCTCCCCGCCGCCGAAATGGACAGTGCCCAATGCGCCGCCTCCGGTTGCGCTGTCCCTCAGTGTGCGTATGACGGTGCCACAGGAGGACACGGGCGTTGAAGGACCAGCCTGGGAGCCAATGTCCTTTTTCCAGGCAGACTGTCCGCCCGTGGTCACCCGGAGTTGCACCCATAACGAATCAATAGCCATTGCGGGGCGCTTGCTGGTTGAGCAAGCCACGGTGGCGGATTGGGTGGTTCCGTCCCTGGACTCTTTCTCTCGGGCCTACGACAAGCCGTTCCGTTACGCCAAAACCCCTTTCGACGTGTGGGTGGCCCGTTACCCCGCCGCCGAGCGAGTCCGGCTCACGCACGCCAAAGCCGAAGTGGACGCAGGCCCGTACAACAAGTCGTGGGCGCAGCGTCATAGGGTGTTCACCAAAACCGAGAAAGTCATGAAATCCGGTCCCAGCGGCGTGGACGATTACCAACCCAGACTGATCGAGTCATGCACCCCCCATTACAACGCTGCCGTAGGGCCACACATACACGGCCTAACAGTGTCGGAGAAGAAGCGCTACAACATAAATAGTCCTGGCTGGATGAGTATGGGAGCGTCCAGCGAAACCATCGGGCGTTGGTATGATGAGACCACAGAGTGGAACCCGTCAGGAAAATGGTACAAGCTCGACAGGCGCCGATTCGACGCCAACGTCACTTCGGACATGCTGGACTGGAAGGTGCGCAATTATGAGCGTGCCGGCATGCCAAGCTCCATCGCAAGGTTCATGCGCGATAGCAACGCCGTCAACAAGGGCGTCAGTGCGCATGGCGTCAAGTTCCGGTGCCCCGGCCGTGTGGTGACCGGCACGTGCGACACATCGCTTGGCAACACGAAGATGTGCCTTGACGTAGTGGCGTGGACAGTTTGGCGGCGAGTGGGTCACAAGCGCTATGTCCAGCACCTGCGAGGCGACTGGTTGTACCGCGCCGCTGCCCAGGGGGACGATATGGTCATCAGTGCCGCGGCTGAGTTGACTGCCACCGGGTGGGAGCCAAACGACGAAGCGGTCGTGGGGTTCAAGCCGCAAGCTGTGGAGGTGGAACCGGAGCATGTGGAGTTCTTGTCCCAGTTGTTCTACCCCCATGAAAAGGACGGGCGCGTGTATCATGTTTTGGGGCCTAAGCCGGGCCGACAGCTGGCAAAATTCGGCGTGGACATAGATCGAGATGTGGACCCGCGAGCCAAATTGAGGGGCTGCATCGCCAGCGTCGCGACGGATTGGGCGCACGTGCCCGTGTTGAGCGAAACTTTGCAACGACAGCGCGAATTGGTGGGCTATGGCAGGGAGGCCGCCATGGCCAAGGACCATTGGTTCAAACCCCATGCGCATCAGTACCACGTAATCACGGCGGTCACTTGGAGATTTCTGGCGGCCTACTACAACACCACGGTGGACCAGTTGCAGGAGTTGAGCCAGTTCATGTGTCAGCAGCCCGCCTTGCGAATGGCGGTCTCTCATCCTTTGCTGACCTACATTGCTGAACACGATTTAAAATAGTCGGGCCGGGGGGAGACCGGCCAAACTATTTAGAATACCACTCATGCCTAAGGCACACACACCCAAAAACCGTCCGCTGGAAATCACCGTCCTCGTCAATGGTAAAGTCTACCACCAAGGCCAAGGCAAGGCGCGCATTGCTCGCTCTGCCAAGGTACGCTCGGTCCCAGTTCCCGCTCCAAAGCCGAGACCAGTTCCCCCCAACCGGCAACCCCCGACCAAAACCAAGAGGGCCCGGCGGGTTAACCCGCGTCGACAAGGATTACGCCCTAAGCCTGCTGCGCCCCGACATCGAAATGCCAGTCCCAATCCCTTCTTCTGATGCGACCCCAAGCATCCCATTGCATCAGGAATTCGACGTCAGCTTCACCCCGAT